AAGGATATTTCTTGTTACGGCTGGGATAGCCGGGGGACGGGAAATAGGAACATACTTGTCGATCGGCACTCGCGGATCGTCTGGATCACGTTTCGGCTTGTTCATCGGTTGCCCCGGATCTCCGCGAGCAGACAGAAATGCGCGAAGGTGAACAGGCCGCCGACCGCGGCGCCCCACAGCAGGCGGTCAACTCGAAGCCGGTCATGCCGCGCCCTCCGGTTCCTGCTGCTCCAGCTCGTAGATGTCGGCGACCTGCGCCGCATGTTCGCGGCAAGTCTTGTTGATCGCCTCGACCAGCGCGTTGGCAAGCTTCTGGTCGCCGATGAACATGGTGAGGGTCGATCCGCGCGACTGCAGATCGAGCAGCTCGAGACTGAGCGGCGCGCCCATCGTGCGGTTGGAGTAGGCGCGGATGTACTTGATGTCGTGGATCGTGGTCGTGGTGTGAAGGCCCATTGGGGTGCTCCGTTCGTGTGTTCGGGCAAGGTACGCTGATTTGCCGGTGCTTGACAATGGCTAATAAGCCATCATACCTTACAAAGCATGAAGAAACACTTTGAGCGACACCCCGAGATCGACAAGCTGCTCAACGAGATCGCCGCCTACCGGCTGAAGACGCAACTTGGCCGCACGCAGTTCGGCCTGATCGTCGCCAACGACGGCCACTTCATCAAGCGGCTGGAAACCGGGCGCATGCCGCGCATCCCGACGATCGAGCGGGTACGCGAGATCATGGCGCGGAAAGCGGTCAAGGCAAAATGAGCAAGCCCTGCCTTGTCCGTTCTGCGGCGGAAAAACCCACATCAGCAAATACAATCCCTACGCCAATCCAAATGACTGGTGTTGGTACATAAACTGCGTGCATGACGATGTGGACAAGCCTTCGTTTTGCCTTGGGTCCCGTACGGAGCAGCCGTTTTACAGCAGGCAAGACGCCATCGAAGCCTGGAATAAGCGGGCGCCACGATGAGCCCGCGCAACGAGTGGTCCGAGGAAACGATCGCGCTGTTTCGCCGGCTATGCGAAAACGGGCATTGAGCTACAGCGACATTGCGGCACAGATGTCGGAACAGATTGGCATCCGGTTCACCAAGAACGCCTGTATTGGCAAGGCACGGAGGTTGGACATGCCCATGCGCAAGGCGCCGGATAAGCCGCGCAAGAACGCCCCCGAGCCGATGTTTCACCCGAAACCTCTAGTCTGGGCATTGGCGGGTAACCGGCCGCAAGTAAAGCCCAAAGGGGGCAGGTAACGCTGATGGAACTAAACCGCACGACCTGCCGCTATCCGTTCGGCGACCGGCCGCCGTACTGGTTCTGTGGCCAGGTGGTACGCGAAGCACAGTCGTACTGCGAGCATCACTGCGGCATCGTGTATGGCCGTACCTGGGGAGCCCGATGACCGACATGAGCAATTTTCTCCGCTACGGCTGGCCGCGCTGGTGGCTGATCCGCATTCCAGACTGGATGCTCGGCGAATGGGCGACCGAACGGCTGAACGATTGGCTCTATCCGTCCGACTTGTCGGTCCACATCGATAGGGAGCAAACGTGAGATGGCCGACGATCTGTCGTGGATTGACCACCCGGCAAACCTCCGCGCTAACGCCGTTCTGCTGCGCGCTGTCGCAGATCAGTCGCTGTTGCACGCCGACGAGATTGAGCGGCTGCGCGGTATGCTAGACAACGTCATGAGCGTCAGGCGGCATCGCGGAGGCACCATGACTGACATCGTAGAGCGGCTGCGCGCCGCTGATGATAGAGCGAACCGTCATGTCCCAGTCGAGGACGTGACCATTCTGCGCGAGGCCGCCGACGAGATCGAGCGGCTGCGCAAGGCGCTGCAAGAAATTGCTGATCTGCGGTACGACAACACATCAGCCGCTACAATTGCACAGGAGACGCTGCGATGACTGACATCGTAGAGCGGCTGCGCGGTAGACCTGCACCCGGCGATCATTGCAGTAAGCTGATTGCAGAGGCTGCCGACGAGATCGAGCGGCTGACCGGCCTAGTGACGCTTGCCACAGATCGCATCAAAAAGATCACCACCGACAAAGGCGCCGAAATCGAGCGGCTGCGCGCGAAGCTTGCCGAATACGAGAACGTGCCGGTGCGACTACGCCACATCATGGCGACCGGCAAGATGCCACCGATGACATGAAATGACCGACCTGACCGACCGCATGCGGACCTGCGCGGCGTATCTTTCCGTGCTGGACCCCTCCGACTGGAGTGACGAGGTCAAGGACGTGATGCGCGACGCTGCCAAGCTGCTGGTCGAGGCAGCGCACGAGATCGACATCCTGACCGGCCCGATCGACAGGGGCGATCCGATGGAGATCATCGAGCCAGCCGTGTTGGGAGTAGCCAAGCTCGACCCTGAAACCATGAAGCCGATCTCACCCGCGGTATGGGTGAGTGGCGGCGACACGCTGCCGGTGGCAAACCCGTATCGCGGGCGGCAGACCTGCCCGAAGTGCGACAGCCGCACGCAGAAAAAGGTCTACCGAACCATCGACCGTACCGTCATGCTGGTGTGCCCGGTCTGCGCGCATGAATGGCAGTATCAACGATGATCGATGATTGGGCCGAAGACCACGCCAAGGGCGCGCATCAGGAGGAAATCGTCGCGCTGATGCGCAAGATCGAGCCGTGTATGCACGGCCACCAGCGCGCGATCATCATCATCACCCTGATCCGCTTGATGGCCGCCATGCTTGGCCCGGCGAGCAAGAAGACGCGCGAGACCATGCTGCGCGAGATCCCGATCACCATCCGCAACATCCTGAACGAAATGGATCGGATGATCCGCAACAGTGGATAGCATGAAAGCCGCCGATTACCGCAAGCGTACGACCAGCGAGCACAGCCTGCAGACCATGGTGCTGGAGCACTTGCGGCTGCGCGCTGTTGCGGACTCGTTTGTGTTCGCCATTCCCAATGCGGGCATGCGCTCGTTTGCGGTGGCGTCGCGCATGAAGGCGGAGGGCATGACGGCCGGCGTGGCGGACCTGTGCGTGATGTTGTCGGGCGGACGGGTGATCTGGCTCGAGCTAAAGACCGCCAAGGGCCGTTTGAGCGATACCCAACACGGGTTCCGGGCAGTCTGCGATCGCCTAGGGCATCCTTACATTCTGGCGCGTTCACTTGATGAGGCGGTCGATGGATTGGCAGCAGCTGGAGCCCTGAAATGAACAACCCGTTCGAGGCCGTGAGTGCACGCCAAACCACCGCCTACACCAAAGCGCGCTTGCGCACGGCCGAAAAGCGCGCCGCCAAGGCGCCGATGAAGCTCACTGAACAAGAGCAAAAGCAAAAAGATGATGCCCGCCAGGTTCGGCTATATCGACGTTGGAAACGCGGCCAGATACGTGAATTCCGCCAACGTAATCCACAAGTTTTTCGCGACCTCCGGCGGTTATTGCGCAAGACGACACTGTACAATTCCGAGCTTCTACTACGGTTTTCCCGTTATCATCTACGCCAACTCAAGAGCCATGCCGATCGTTCGATCGCGCTCAACATGATCGGGTGGGCCATTGCTCGGTTGCGCATTCGTAACGGCTATCCGCCGTTCGATGACAGCTTGCCGGGAGAAGACCCGACCGTGTTTGAGATCATTCGCGCCGAACTCGATTGCTTCAGCATGCCAAAGGACAATTCATGGGCCTGATCTCCGACACGCTTGACCGCTACGCCGCAACCAGGGCCAAGACCTTCAGCGGTGACCGTTCGCAGACGCTCGGCGCTTCCGAGGTCGGCCAGTGTGCGCGCAAAATGTTCTGGCTCAAGAACGAAGACGATCCGACATTGGCCGCCAAGCGCGACCCGGATTATGTCGACACTTGGGGCGCGTGGATGCGCGGCATTGTCTACGAAGATCATTTTCTGGGTTCCGGCAATGCGTGCGCGGTTCAAAGACCGCTTGATGTTTGCCGGCGAGGAACAGGACACGCTGTCGAGCGGGTTTTTATCGGCAACCCCGGACGGCATGATCACCAAGCTGACGCCGGCCGAAAAGAAAGAGATCGGAACGCAGGCCGACTGCGTGCTGGTCGAGTGCAAGACTGCCGACCCGCGCACCAACCTGGCTGAGGCCAAGCCGGCCAACGTGTTCCAGACACACGTGCAGATGGGCCTGATGCGGGAGTGCACAAAGTACCAGCCGGATCACGCGATCATCAGCTACACCGACACGTCGTTCTGGAATGAGGTGAAGGAATTCGTCGTCACGTTCGACCCGCAAATTTATGCGGTTGCCCAGGAACGTGCGCGGATGGTCATGACGGCGACGAGTGTCAACGAAACCAAGCCCGAGGGCTGGTTCGCGGGTGGAGCCGAATGCCGCTGGTGTCCGTTCACGATCGCTTGCGGCATCGAACGGCGTAACCTGCCATTTGCCGACGAACAAGTAGACGAGCAATTCAAAGCCGAAATGTACGATATGGCGCTTGACTACAAGAAAATAGAGCGCAAGCGCGATCTCAGTGAAACCGAACTACGTGTGCAACAAAACGCGATCAAGGAACGCCTGCGCGACAAGGGCGTGCGCAAGATCCCCGGTGTGTTGACCTGGAGCACGGTGAAAGGACGCGTCAGTTACGACAACAAGGCAATCCGCGAAGCGCTGCAGCAGCACGGCGTAGACATCGAGAAGTTCTCCACAGTGGGGGAAGCAACCGACCGGCTTGTCATCCAGATCGCCACGGAATAACCTGTGGTGGTGACCCAGCCGCGGCATGATGTCATGGCTGATTTTGAAACGAGGAAATGGAACATGAACGAGATTACAAAGCCAAATGGCGGCACAGTCGCCAAACCCTCCGACAACCCCTTCCAGACCTATGGCGACCAGGCGAACCAGCGCGCCATTGTCGGCAAGCTATTGAAGTTCTCCAAAGGCGAGTACACGGCCGGCGAGAGCAACGAAGAGGTTCCCGAAGGAACCCGGTTTGTCGTCAACATGAACGAGTTGCTGGTGGGTTGGGTACGCTGGGAAAGCAACCGCCCGAGCGATCACGTGATGGGGCGGGTCGCGGATGCTTTTCAGCCGCCGCGGCGCAATGAACTGGGCGACATGGACCAGAACAATTGGGAAGTCGACGCGACCGGGAAGCTGCGCGACCCGTGGCAGTTCACCAATTACCTGTTGCTCAAGGCGGTAGAGGCGAGCGACGAGCCCGGCGAGGATCTGTATACCTTTACTACCTCGAGCCGCGGCGGGCTGAACGCCGTCGGACTGTTGTGCAAGAAGTACGGCGCCGTGATCAAGCAGCGCCCGAAGGAATTCCCGGTGGTTGCGATTGGCGTCGGCGATTATCGGCACCCCGATTTCGGTAAGATCTTCTATCCGATCTTCGACATCGTGGGTTGGGCACCGCAGACGGTGTTCGATGAAACCCTACCGGCGGCAACCGCCGAGCCGGAAAAGCCGGCTCCCGCCAAGCCGATGCGGCAGGCACCAAAGGCCAACGCGCCCCGCTTCTGATACCGGCGAAATAAATCCGGCGCGCAGTGTGGTGCTGCGCGCCGGGTAGGCTACCGTCGCAAGTTCTCTGAAAACGAGCGAGGTACTTATGCAAGACGTAACAGATCATGCGTCAGTCGCAATCGCTTTCATCAAGCGATTGTTCCACGGTACGGAATTACCTGTTTACTTCTCCAGCCTGGCGAACGACCGCGACGACGCCTCGCAGCCGCGCGAGCAGCACGTGCACACGCGCATGCCCGAGGACGTCGAGCGGTTCGTGACCAAGTGGGACCGGCGCGGCCGGGGAATGTTCTTTTGCGTTGCAACATTGGAGCAGCGCAAGCGCAACAAGGACAATGCGCGGGAAATCGCATTCTTGTGGGCGGATCTCGACTTTAAAGGGATCGACAGCACGCAGGACGTAACGGCGGCACTGGCGCGGCTGCGCTATCCACCGAGCCTGATCGTGAAATCCGGTCACGGGCTACACTTGTACTGGCTGCTGAAGGAGCCGGCCGACGCCGTGGCCGAGCGCGAGCGGCTCGAGGCGGTGCTGCGGCTGCTGGCCGACCACGTCGCCGGCGACCTGCAGGTCTGCGAGGTGGCGCGGCTGATGCGCCTGCCCGGCACGCACAATACCAAGGGCGGCGAGTGGATCGAGGTTATCGCCATGGATACCGGCGGCGCCCGCCACACGCTGGAGGATCTAGAGGAATGGCTGGCCGAGGCCGCGCCAATCCTGCGGCGCAAGGCAGGTAGCGGGAGGGGGTTGGGTTTAGACCCTTCCGCCGACAGCCCCAATCCCAACCCCTTCCTGGCCGCGGCGCAGGCGCTCGGCTGGAAGCCGCCGGTGGACGTCGCAGCGCGGCTGTCGGCCATGTCCTACGGCGGAGCCGAGGACGCCGGGGTTCACGCCACGCAGCTGTCGGTATCGGCTTCGTTGCTCAATGCCGGCAACCCGATCGACGAGGTGGTGACCGTCCTGATGGATGCGACGGTGCGCGCCGCGGGCGATCTGGGGGCGCGCTGGAACTGGCGCAAGGAAGAAACGGCCATCCGGCGGATGTGTGCGACCTGGCTGGAAAAGCATCCGCAGCCGGCGAAGGGCGAGATCCCCCCTCGCCCGGGAGGGGGTTCACGCCCTTCCGAGGACGAGAACGATCGCGTCGTCGACCTTGGCGCGGCGCGTGCGGCGCGCAAGCCCAAGGGCCGCCCCAAGTCGACCGACACGCCCAGGCACGTCGTATTGGCTGAAAGCCTGCTCGATGTGCTGCTATCGCGTGGCGAAGTGCTGATGTTCACTAGCAAAGGTGCGTGGCGCTATACCGATGGCCTGTGGCGGCTGGAGTTGGACCTGTATCCCTGGCTGAACAGCCAGATCGAGGGTGGCGCGCGCGCGCTTGGCTGGGACAGCAATATCAAGCTGATCAACGAAACCCGCTCTTTCATCCTGCGCCATCCCGGCCTGTGGACCGAAATGCCCGATTTCGATGGGCATCGTTGCATCCCAACCAAGTCTGGGCTGGTCGATCCGCGCGATGGGCGACTAATTGGTCCCCTCCCCGACCAATTCGTCACTTGGCGGGTCGAAATCGACTACGACCCTGCCGCGCTGTGTCCGTTCTGGCTGCAGATGCTGAACGACGCACTGGCCGATCGCGCGCCGGACGTGCGGGCGCAGTATGTGGCGCTGGTGCAGGAGCTGCTCGGCGCCGGCCTGATCGATGCCCGGCCCAAGGCGCTGTCGCGCGCACTGGTGTTCTGGGGGCCGCCGGATAGCGGCAAGAGCGGGTTGCTCGACGTGCTGGGCGGACTGTTCGGCGACAACCTGAACACCACGCCGTTGTCGGCCGTGACCGGCGAGCACGGCACGATGAACTTCTTGCAGCGCCGGCCGTGGGTGCTGCACGAGGCGTTCGAACAGTCGCGCTGGCACGTGTCGTCGGTGGTCAAGTCGCTGATCTCGGGCGACGAGATCTCGGTCAACGTCAAGCGCGGGCCGTTTCTTTCGACGCGGATGCGTTCTCCGGTGTTCTGGGGAACAAACCATGCTCCGCAGTTTCAGGAGGCGACACAGGCGATCGTGGAACGGTTGGCGATCGTGGAGTGCTGCCAGCAATTCGACAAGGACAATCCGATCGGGGTGGCGCTGGCGGCGCGCCGGCGTGGGTTTGAGAAACCGTCCGAGTTGGTGCTCGCGGTGGAAAAACCCGGTCTGCTGGCCTGGGCGATCGAGGGTCTGCGACGGTGCCTTGAGCGCGGGCACTTCATCTTGCCGGCCGAGGCACTGGAAGTCGCCCACGAGGTGCATCTCGACAGCAATATCGTGGCCGGCTTTGTCGAGGACTGCTTGGATTTCACGCCGCAGGGTATGGTGTCGGTGCCGGACTTCGTCGCTGCTTTTTCGTCATGGTGGCACGAACACAAAGGCGAGGACCGCGGCGCACCGTCGGGTAAGCGGGTCGGTCGGGCACTACGCGCACTCGGTGAACAGCGCATTGCACAGGGCTCTGATCTGCGCACCAATACCAGACGCTATTATGCGGGGGTTAACCTCAACGCCGAAGGGCTTCGTTTCTGGCAGTACGCGGTGTCATCCGACACTTGGCTGTTTCAGGGAAAAAAGGCGAGTACAACTTCGGCTGATGGGTCTCCGAACGCGACGATCCCTTCCGACTGGAACGACAAGCCAGCGGTCATCAAGATGCGTCGAAAGCAGAATTTTGCTTCCCATCCTCGAAACGTCACGCCGCGTGACGAGTCTTCGAACGTCACCGCCATGTCACCCGATCGCGCACCGAGCCAACCCCCTGACCCAGCAGGAGAAACTGAGTTCTAGTGACGTAGTGACATTAAGTACTACAGTTACTACCAAATCCTTCTATTAATAGAACATGAGGAGAACTATAGAATGGGTGTTCTGAGAACGTTCTATTACCATTGGAATTATACATTAACCTGGAGGCCAAACGTCACGCGTCACACTTGTCACGCGCGTGGTCGGAATGCGCCATGAAAAGCACTCTCGAAGAGGTGAAAAACTGGCGCGCCCAGGTCGCCGAAGCAGCCTACGCGTTCGAGCGGCGTTGGACGCGACTTACACTTAAGCGTGTGGAGAAGGAACTTGCCGCCAAGCTTATCCGACAGCAGGACCTATTCAACGAGGCGTGCGTCACCGGCACGGTCGCACAGATCCGGGAGCATGGCGCGGCCATGCTGCGCGGCTACGCGGTAGTGACCCAGGCGCTCGAGCGGGCCGCGGTCGAGGACGACGCCTACCTGATCGGCCGCTGTCCTAAGACCGGCACCACGGTCGCGATCGGCGACCAGAAGGCCGCGATCGACCGCGTGCGCGAAATCCACGGCGAGCAGGTCGTGCTGCTCAGCCCGGACGAGGTCGCCACCCTGTTCGGATCGGTCGAGGCGCTGAAAACCATTGCCGCCATCAAGCGCCGGTTCCCCGGCGCCGAAGTCATCGATCGCCATCCCGGCGAGCCCGCTAAGGCCGACAGCGGCATCCTCGAGCCGGTCGAGGAGGTCGAACAATGAAACCCGTATTGCTGCTGGCGATGATACCCCTGGCGCTAATGGGCACGCTCACGCCCGAACCACGCTCCCCATGGACGGGCATCAAATACCCCGCGATTTCCACAATTGCTGCCCGCGCGGACGAAGTGAACACCTTCGAGGAACGTTGGTGGCCGGGCGATGGCTCATTCGCGCCGAACCCCCTCACATTCGAGCAGCGGTGGGAGCCGGTTGAGCAGGCGTGGGGCAGGCGGGTCAAGACCATCACGATCACCAAACCGCCCCCTGAGCCTTCCCAGGAGGCCGTGGCGGCTATCAATACTGCAGTACCGTTGCCGCAGGCGCGGCCGGGTCATGGAGAAAACTCTACCGAAAATCGGAATTTTCTTCCTAAGGCCAAACCACGGCCGACCCGGGTCGCCGACATCTGCGCCAAACACGGCATGCGCAAGGTCGAAACCGGGAGGACATGGCGGTGCAGGAAATGAGCAGGCAGCGCAATAACCGCGGCGTCATGCTGCGCTTGCCGATCGATGTCGTGGCGCAGCTTCAAACAATCGCCGACCGGGAGGACCGCTCCCTGTCGGGCCAGATATTGCACATCGTGAAACGCTACTTCAAGGAACAGGAAAATGCAGGAAACGACGCAGGCTAACGGCGGACTGACCGACGATCGCCTCGAGCGGGTGCGTGAAGGTATTAGGATACAGCAGGAGTTGGAGCACGATCGCGAAATGCTGAAACGGCGCCTGGACGACACGCTGCAGCGCTGTGCTTCCCTGCAGGCGGAACTTGGCGCTATGCAGGTCGCTCACGCCCGTGCCATGGGCGAAATCGAAAGTTACCGCCGCGAGCGCGATGAAGCCGTGGGAGGGCACGCGGAGGCGTTAGCCATACTCGCGGCGGCGGCGACGATCCTTACCCAGCAGGTCGACAAAAGCAAGGCGGCAGCCGGGGAGGCCGCCGCCGAGAAAGGCTAACTGCAGGTCGTCGTGCAGGTGTTGGTGATCGGGTTGCAGCGCGTGACACAAGTCGTGCCTGCGATTGCTGCGCTAGCGATGGTTAGGATTGCAAGAGCAAGAAAAAGCCGGTTCATGGTGTCCTCCCGTTCGGCATGATCGCCGTTCATACTGCCCGCATGGGGCAGCATGGGCTGCGATCAGGCCGCCACCTTCCCGGTGCGTGCCACGACACGTAACGTGCGCACCGGGGTGACGTTTGTGTGCGCTTGTATCCACTGGCGCGACAGGTGCTCGCGCACTGCCTTCATGTCTAAAGTTTCGCGTTCGCTTTCGCTGATGTTTAGCTTGTAGGCCAACCCTTCGTAAGCGCCGGGTGCAAGATCGTCGAGCGCTTGCTTCAGCACCTTGTAGCGGGCTTCCATCTCCTTGATCTGGTCGTTCAGGGTGCCCAGTGCGTCGATGGTGGTTTGCAAGTTCGAGGTCATGGTCGTGTGCTCCGTTGGTGTGTGGGTAGGTCAGATGACAATCAGCCGGTCGCCAAGGCCGGGGAACTTCTTACGCAGGGCTTCCTCGATCTGCTTGGGCGTGATCTTCGGCTTGGGTTCATTGCACTTGATGCAGCACGGCGTGCCGTCGGCGAGCTTGCCGCCCCAAGTGTGATCGCAGTTGCTGGTGTTGGTCTGCTTGGTCATTTGCTTGCTCCGTTGTTGATGACGCACCTTACAGCGGCCAAAATGGCCGGTCAAGGACTATTTTGACAAATTGGCCGATTTATTTTACAAGGGCAAATGACTGATACACAGCTAGATCAGAACGAAAGCTGGCAATGGGACCGCTCGATGTCTCCCGCCACATATAACCGCATCGTCAGGTCGTTCGGAATGAACCGCGCTGCCGCCGCACGCTACTTTGGCGTCTCAACCCGCACCGAACGCCGCTTCGCTAACGGTGAGGCCGACATCCCGCCCGCAATCGTCCTCCTGCTGCGCGCCCTTATCCATTACGGCGGACGCCCAGTCATTCCCCTCGCGCCGCGCTACGCTCGCGAAGCGCCTACAGCGCAACCCTGACTTGACGTAACGCCCGAAATCGGTGCAGGAATATGCAGGTTGGGGGGCCAGGGTGCCCCCCTCTGTCTTTTGCGCGAGGGCTCATGGCATCCATGAAAATCGTCTCGCTGCTCGACAGCGAAATCAAAACCGCACGCCAGGTCATGATCCGCGACTTCGAAACGTCGCTTCAAGAGGTGCGTAGCAATATCAATGAGTTACAACGTGCAGCTCACAAGCTGCGCGTCGATGTCGATGCGTTGATGGAAAACAGGGGTATCAACGGTTAAGTGACGAAAGCACCGGCAAATTTACGGTCTTTGGCGCGTTCTCACACAGAAGCTGCGGTGCATCGCATCGCCGGCCTCGCAGAAGCTGCGACCAGCGAGAGCGTGCGCCTCGACGCGAATAAAGCGCTGCTCGATCGCGGTTGGGGCCGACCCAAGGAAACAACCGAAGTGACTGGCCCCGAGGGCGGTCCGCTCGAATTCATCGTCAGGCAAATCATGGAGGGGTCGAAGCCGCCTAGAAAATAATGGAAATATACCTGCCGCATAATGAGTGGACGCCGCGCGTGCATCAAATGCCGCTGTGGAATTATCTGCGCGGCGGCGGCAAGCGCGCAATGGCGGTGTGGCACAGACGAGCCGGCAAAGACGAGATATGCCTGCACCATACGGCAATCAGCGCCGTCGAGCGCGTCGGCAATTACGCGCATTGCCTGCCCGAGTTCGCCCAGGGCCGCAAGGCGATCTGGACCGCGGTTAATCCACACACCGGCGTGCGGCGCATTGACGAAGCCTTTCCGTTATCCATGCGATTAAATGTCGACGACCATGCGATGTTTATTCGATTTAAAACCGGCTCGACGTTTCAGGTGATCGGCAGTGATACTTACAACACGTCGTTGGTCGGCTCGAGCTACGCAGGAATAACGTTCAGCGAATTCGCATTATCCAATCCGAGTGTGTGGGCATACGCGCGGCCGATGCTCGAGGAAAATGATGGCTGGGCAATATTTATTACCACACCGCGCGGTCGTAATCATGCGTTTGAAATGTTCAATTACGCGGCCAAAACAAAATCATGGTTCTGCGAACTATTAACCGCCAAAGATACCGATATGCTGTCCGACGAGACGCTCGCCGAGACGCTCGCAGAAATGCAATCGCTATACGGCGCCGATCAGGGTACGGCGAGCTACCGCCAAGAGTTGTTCTGCGACTGGACGGCGTCGGTGCTCGGCTCATTCTACGGCGGCCTGATGAAGGACGTGCGCGACGAAGGCCGCGTGCTCGAGATAGAGCCACCGTCCGGTACCCCCGTGAGCCGGGCGTGGGATCTGGGGGTCGGCCATAGCACCAGCATATGGTTCTTTGCCGTGGTCGGCCCGCAGGTTCACGTCTATGACCACTATGTGGCGTCAGGTGTCGGGTTCGAGCACTACCGCGATTACATCGAGCGCATCTACCAGGAGCGCGGTTGGACGCACGGCACCGACTGGGTGCCGCACGATGCCGCGGTGAAGGAGCTCGGCACCGGGCGTACCCGGGTCGAAACCATGAAGCAGCTCGGGCTGAACCCGCAGATGGCGCCGCATGCATCGCTCGATGACGGCATCAACGCGGTGCGCCGGACGTTGCCGCTGTGCGTGTTTCACCCGCGCTGCGATGAGGGCGACCTGCCCGGCATTGGCGGGCTCGAGCAGTATCGGCGCGAGTGGGACGATGAAAAAAAGACGTTCAAGCGTTCGGCGGTCGAGGACTGGACGACGGATATCGCCGATAGTTTCCGTTACCTGAGCCTGTCCTGGCGTAAGGCACCGTTGCGCGCGGCGCCGACGCCGAAGGTGCAGGGCTGGGTGATCCCGCCGCCGGCGGACGATCGCAGGGGCATCCGGCTATGACCAATGAACAGCGTGAACAATTTGAGCGTGACCTTGTTCGGCTGCATGATTTTGATGAAGAGACATTGATTGAGGCGTTCAATACAGTGAACTTCCGGCCTCTGCTTGTTGAAGCGATCGATGTTATTCGGCGCACCAAGGTATTTGCGAAGGTGAGGGTGTGATGGCAGAGCGTAAGACAGCGTTGACGTTCGAGGAAAAGATCACGGTAGCGTTCATGCACTACGTGCGCGACATCGATCAGCAGGATCTTGCGATGCTGTACGGCGTCAACGCGGGTCGTGTGAACGAAGCATGTCTTGCGGTGAAGCATGCGCTGCAGCTGCGCCCGGTCGCTGTCGAGAGGGATGCCAATGGCTGACGCGACCGCACCGGCCGGCGACGACATCCGCCACGACGACCTCGAGTACGACGTCAAGCTCGAGCCGAAGAAGGCGACCGCCTGGCTCAACCTGCTCGAGGAGTCAGAGGACGCCTTTGAGGACTGGAACGACCACTGCGACAAGATCGACAAGCTCTACGCCAACCTGACGCGCCTTGCCTCCATGACGCGCGACAAGGAGTTCGCCATGTTCTGGGCGAACATGGAAGTGGTGAAGCCAAGCATCTACGCCAAGGCGCCGGTTCCGGTCGTGGTGCCGAAGTTCAAGGACAGGCGCCCGGTCTACCAGGCCGCCAGCGAGGTCATGGAGCGCTGCGCGACGGTGGCGTTCGATCTGGCGCACATCAACGATCTGATGATGGCGATCCGTGACGATGTGGTTCTGATCGGCCGCGGCGTGGCCTGGTGTCGCTACGAGAGCGGCAAGGGCGATAGCCACTACGACTACGAGAAGGTCTGTATCGACTACAAGGACAGAAGGGACTTCCTACATAGCATCAGCCGTAATTGGGCCGAGGTAACATGGGTTGCGGCGGCGAGCTATATGACGCGCGCCGAGGCACGCGAGCGCTTTAGGAAGTACAGCGGTGATTGCTACCAGGACGCCGACTACACGGTGAACCGCGAGAACAAGGAGATCGGTGGCGCGGACAACCGCGAGCGCGCCAAGTTCTGGGAGATCTGGGACAAGGACAGCGAACGCTGCGTCTGGGTTGCCAAGGGCTGTGAGGACATTCTCGACGAAGACGATCGGCACCTCGAGCTGCAGGACTGCTTCCCATGCCCAAAGCCGGCCTACGGCACGCTGCAGCGCGGCAGCCTGGTGCCGGTACCGGACGTCATGCAGTACCGCGACCAACTCGACGAGCTGAACACGCTCACCGGGCGCATCCACGCACTGAGCGATGCGCTCGAGGTCAAGGGGTTCTATCCGGCCGGCGGCGCTGAGATTGCCGACGCGGTGCAGACCGCAATATCGATCAAGACGCCGGGCCGGGTGCTGGTTCCGATCAGCAATTGGGCGGCGTTCGGCGGCAGCAAGGAAGTGATCATCTGGTTGCCGATCGACATGATCGCGACCACGATCACGGCGCTGGTGGCGATCCGCAAACAGGTGATCGAGGACATCTACCAGATCACCGGCTTGTCCGACATCATGCGCGGGGCGTCTGACGCGCGCGAGACGCTCGGCGCGCAGCAGCTCAAGAGCCAGTTCGGTTCGAGCCGTATTCGCGACAAGCAGTATGAGTTGATCCGCATCGCGCGCGACCTGGTGCGCATCACGGCCGAGATCATCACCGAGAAGTTCGACCCGGTGACGATCATCGAGATGAGCCAGACGCAGTTGCCTACCTCCAAGATGGTGCAGCAGCAGGTCGCCCAACTGATGCAGCAAGTTGGTCAGCAGCAGCAGGCGTTGCAGCTGATGCAGCAGCAGATCCAGCAGAACCCGCAGGCGCAGCAGAAGGTCGCCAGCGATCCTGACATTCAGTCGAAGATGCAGCAGTTGATGCAGGTGGTGCAGTCGGGCCAGGACGCGATACGCAAGATCCAGGAGAAGCCGACGATCGAGCAGGTGCTTTATCTGTTCAAGGACAGCCGCGCCAAGGCGTTCGTGCTCGACGTCGAGACAGACAGCACGGTCATGATTGACGAGAACGCCGAGAAGCAGCGGCGCGGCGAGTTCGTCGGCATGCTGGCGCAATTGCTGCCCCAGCTCGCGCAGATGATCGCCACCGAACCGCAGACTGCGCCGTTCTGCGGCGAGGTGCTCAAGTTCAGCGTCGCGCCGTACCGTTCCGGGCGCAGCATGGATGGCGCGATCGACGAGCTGGTGGAGTTGATGAAGCAGAAGGGCGAGCAGCCGCGCGGCGACGATCCGACGACGCTGCAGGCGAAGACGGCGAAAGAGATCGAGCAGATGAAGATCGCGCACCTGAAGGAAAAGGATCAGCTCGACGTGCAGGTGAAGCAGGCCGAGATGCAGATGCGCGACCGCCACGAGGCGATGAAGATCCAGTCAAACGAGAAGATCAAGATGGCCGACATCATGGCGAAGAACCGCGATGACCAGGCCAAGACGCAGCGCGAGAACGCCAAGGCGATGATCGACCGTGAGCAGCACCAGATGAGCCTGGTGGAGACAGACGCCAAGATGCGTGCGGATGCGCAGAAGGCGCAGCTGGGCATGCAGGCGCAGCAGGCGAAGATGGCTGACGCCGCGGCGCGGGCGGACGAGCGGCGTGCGATGCAGCAGTTCAAGCCGATCCAGGGGGTGCCGCGATGAACAATCGCGATCGGGTGACCGAGGCCCTGTTGGCGAACAGCCAGACGCCTGCCGGGCAGATGTCGCCCTACGCGAAGCCGGGTGCGAGCGGCTTCAACACGCAACTCGACCCGCTCAACGAGATGGCTTTTCGTCAGTGGATTGAGCAAAACAAAGTCCCGTTCAACCCCAATGCGGCGCAAAGTGACTATGATATGCGCGGTTTTTATCGGGGGTTGCAACAACAGCATCCGCGCGCGACCAGTGCGGTTAACCCGAACGATCAACAGATGCATTACCCTGACTTCTGGAAAACGCCTTTGCACCAGACGTTTTCCCAGGACAGTCAATGGGCTGGACCGGTGGCGCCGCGTTGGAATGAAAGCGATCAGCTTATCGCGCCGGGTGGTCGTATTTTGTTTGACGAGAAAACACAGTGATGGCGTACCGCATCGACCACACCGTCATTTATGCGTTGCTCGCGCTGGCTGTGGTGTGTGCGGTGATCCTGTTCGTGTTCAATCAGGGGGCGCACTGATGGCAAATTGGTTCACTGACAAGATGTACGACCTGGCGGCTTCGCCGCGCGGCGGTGAGAGAGCGTGGAACGAGCTTGCCGCGCAGGATGCAATGTCGCCGGCGACGCGCGCGAGTTACTACGCCGGGTCGGAGATGCCGAAAGACCTGCGTGCGCAAGGGTGGGCCGGTATGGGTAGTACCATGGCGATGCCTGATCCGCGCATGCAGGGCTGGCAGCCTAAGCCAAATACGTTCGACGAGCGGTTCGCGCCGATAGGCCAGCTCGCCGCGCAAGATAGCCTGCCCGACAGCCCGTTCGAACGCGCGGCGTTACGTACAGTACGGCCCTACAGAAGGTGATAGACTAAGCGAGGCGCTGCTCCCGGTGCACGGGAACAACGCCTCTAAACACCAAAGCACATAGGAGGTGCTTCGATGCCTAAGCTAGAGCTTATCAGAGAACTGCCGTCCGTTGACTACCTGCAGGAGTGCTTCGTGTACGATCCGGATACCGGAGTGTTGATGTGGAAGGAGCGACCACGGAAGCACTTTGCGACGACAAATATATGGGCCGTATCTAATGCAAAACATGCCGGAAAGATTGCTGGTAATATCAGTAACAAGGGCTATCGCAACATCACCATTGGCCTTCGTGAATATAAGGTGCATCGCGTCATCTGGAAACTAATGACCAATGAAGAGCCACCGCCAATGTTAGATCATATCAACGGTATTCGTGCTGATAACCGCTGGTGCAATCTTCGTGTTGCGGATTGGTGGGAACAGGCACACAATCGGAAGATGCCTGTAAACAATACGTCTGGGCGTCGCGGTGTTTATCAAAAAGGTGCAAGATGGGGAGCAAGAATTGGAATTGATGGTGCCATGCGTTCCCTTGGAGGTTTTGCCACCGCTGAAGAAGCTTCCCGTGCCTATGAAAATGCCGCTCGTGAACTACACGGAAAATTCTACCGACAACCTCAAGAGCGATAAAAGGAGATTATTATGGCTCAGAGCGCGCTCACAACCACTCCGCCCAATCCTACGCCTCCTACAAATATGAGTTGTACGGGTGCCACTCCACCGAACCCGCCCAATCTGACCAAGCTAACCTATGCTGATTATGCGGATAATACTATCTTTAACACTTCGCCCCCGCCTTATTTTGATGACGGAACCGCTGGTGCATTGCATCTATTTGCCACTAATACGGCAGCGCTGGCATCAGGTTCTGGTGCTACAGCAGGTGGTACTGAAGGGTCATATCCCGGCGCAGCTTCGGGAACAGTACCGGCTAGTACAAGTGTAGCAGCCGAAGGCGCCGGCACCGAGGTGAGCGTGCTCGCACCGGGGAACATCGTCTACACCTACCCGGGCGCGATCACGATGAACACGTCGCAGTCGGTTTCCGATCTTGGCAGCTACACCAACGCGCCGAACCAGCAGCATGCCTCGAGCCTGTCGCCGGCAACCAACCCGACGCTCACCAGCATCACCCCGGGGTCGACGGTGTCAGGCGTCGGGCAGACGACACTCGGCGCGACCGGCACCAACTTCACTCGGCAATCGGTGATCTACGTCAATGGCGTGGCGCAGACCACGACGTTCAACAGCGCGACCTCGCTGACGGCACCATCCGTCACCAAGAAGACTTCGGCCGGCCCTTGGTCGGTGATCGTCATAACCGGCGGCGCCGTGCAGACCGCTGCGCAGACCTGGACCTTCACATAAGGAAACGACCATGGCCACGACACCACGCACCCCGGACGACGGCCGCAACGAGCGGCAACGCCAGCAGCAGGAGCAGAGCGCCCGCGCAGAGCGAGAGCCTGACGACGGCCGCAACGAGCGGCAACGCCAGCGCGCCGCCGGCGAGGAACCCGAAGAAGGTCGCACCAGGCGGCAACAGATCGCAAAGGAGCAGCAAGATCCTGAGTTCCTTAAGCGTATGGAAGAAGAGCGCAAGCGCCCCGACTTCCTCGAGCGCACGCGGCCGGACGACCCGAGCGATCACTTTGGCCAGTTGACCCGCGACAACGTCAATCCGGACATTCCGAGCGTGGCACGGGAGGAGACCGGACCGCCACAGCAACGCATCCCGAACCCGGGCGGTATCGTCGATCCCAACACGCTGGGAATGGATCAGAGCCAGCAGGGCACGCCGCCGCCTGCACCGGCGAACCAGCCCGAGCAATGGCCGAGCCTTGGCCTTGACCACACCAAGGACGCCAACGATCAGGTGCAAGAGGCGGAGAACCGTCAGCGCCAACTGCGCCAGAGCGGGGCAGCGCCAGGACAGCAGCACACTGATGAGCAGGATCTGGCGATGCGCAACCACCTGCCGTCGATCAACGAACCTCCTGGCTCGAATATCACCACCGGCGACGCGGGGCCGGTCGAGCTGCCGCCGCTGGTACTCAGCGACATCGATCCCGACACCATGGTAGTCGGCAGCGGCACGTTCCCGCTGACCGTGACCGGATCGGGCTTTACCCCGGAAAGCGTAGTGGTGTTCGAAGACGCCGAGGTGCCGACCGAGTTCATCAGCCCGACCGAACTCAAGGCTGACTGTCCGGTGGCGGATGCGGCGGGCGTGGTCGACGTCGAGGTGCATCGCGGTGAGGACATGAGCGACGTATTGTCGTTCGAGTTCACCGCGGTGATGCGCGAGGGGCGCGAAAAGCGGACTCCCGAGCGCAAGCCGAAGAAGGAAACGCCACGCCACAAGCGCGCGAACAAACGCAAATAGGAGCGCGTCATGGGCATACCGGTAGTCATCAAGCCGTCGGGTGGCTTGCCGGTCACAGTTGCGACCAACGGCTTCGGCCTGCCGATGACCGTGGCCACCAACGGCTTCGGGCTTGCGGTCACGCAGGCCCCAGCCGGCGGCGGCGGACTTGCCGTCACCGGCATTACCTTCGGGCCGACCATTGCGCTTTCGGCGGCGTCCGTGCTCGAGACGGCTGCCGTCAACACTGTGGTCGGCACGCTGTCGGTGACGGCCGGCACGACCGGCTCGCCGGTGTTTGCGCTGGTCGACAGCGCGGGCGGCAAGTTCAACATCTCCGGTACGTCGCTGCGCACCAATGCGCTACTCGACTACGAGACGGCGACGTTCCACAGCATCACGGTAAGCGTGACTGGCGTTACGCCGACAGTGGCGAACGCGACGTTTGCGATCCTGGTACTGGACGTGGCCGAGCCGGTCATTCAACTGACCGGCACGACGGTGAACGAGAACGCCACGGCGGGCACCAACATTGGCACGCTGTCGATCGCCAACAGCTTCACCGGCTCACCGACCTACACGCTGGTGGACAGTTCGAGCGGCAAGGTCGCGATCAGCGGCGCCAATCTGAATGTGCTGGGCGCCATAGACTATGAGACGACGCCGACGTTCAACATCACGGTGAGTGTGTCGGGTATTACGCCGGCGGCGGCGAACAAGGTGTTTACCGTGGTGGTGCTGGATGTCGCGGAAGCGGCTTATACAGGCCCCGGCGACATCAAGGCTGGCGCGTTGGGGTGGTGGGGATTGCGCGCTTATAGCGCCGCGCAGTGTACCGGGTCTGTGGCGGCCATTCAGGTGGTCAAGGCGTCCGACGGATCGTCGCCGCTGGACATCAACATTCTGGCCAATGGAAAGCTCGATGTCGCTACCATTAGCGCGTTAGGTTATGCAGTTAAGGTTAACAAGATTTACGACCAATCAGGTAACGGGCGTCATCTTCAAGCGATGAATGCCGCGTACGTCGCGACGACGGCGGTTGCTCCAGACCTCAATCTGACCGGAATTGGCGGGACGCTCCCCTGTATGACGTGGAGCGGGAGCACCCAGAGGTTGGTGAATGTTGCAGGGTTTGGCGCTGTAGCTCAGCCTTATACGGTTTCGCTTATTTTCAACAGGACGGCCTCTACTGTGTTCGAAGCCATGTTCGCTCCTGACGGTGTTACTTTCGGGGTATTCGGCAACAACGCGGTCAATGGTGCATTGATGTACGCTGGCGCTCAGCTCATAGCCGTCGCCGCAGATGGCGTGGATCACTCGGGTCAGTTTGTCTTTAACGGTGCGAGCAGCAACCTCTACATTGACGGAACGGCGACCGGCGGAAACCCTACAGCCGCCGGATGGCAGGCCGGCGCCATAACTCACGGCAATTGCGGCCCCCAGGGCTCAATCGCCGGCAAGACCGCTGAAGTAGGGTTCTGGGGGTCCGCGTTCAGTGCTGGTGACGCCGCCGCAATGACGACGAACCAAACCAACTATCTTTCTGGTGTCGGTGGAGGCGGCACCGGGGTCACAAAAAACATCGTCACGGACTACGGTGCTGTTGGTGATGCTCAGTGGGCGCGGACGACGCTGAGCATCAGCACCAATGTACTCACGTCCGCAACTCCGATCTGGTCATCGGGCGATGTCGGCAAGTCGATTGTGGTCGGCCGGTGCGGCGGAACTGCTGGTGAGGCTGGTGGTGGCACGCCGCTCCGGACGACGATCACGGGATGGACCAGCAGCACGCAAATCACATTGGGCGCCAACTGCGTCATGGCGCTTTCATCCGAGCCGAATGTGATCGTGGCGTGGGGTACCAACAACGGCAAGCAGATGCCCCCGAACGGGGTAGATGCTACGAATGGACCGTTCGAGACGTTCCGATTGGCGTATCAGGGTCAGGCGGTTACGCTAACGATCCCGGCAGGGAACTATCTGATCTCCAGCGGGCAGTTTGGCTTTCTGTTCAATGGCATTCGCAACATCACCGTAAACGCAACCGGCGCCACGATATGCGGCGGTACGTTTGCCTTGGGAGCAAACAATCAAAGTCAATGGTATGGACACAGTGGTTTCACCGCGTCGGTATCGGCTGGGGCTACATCCGCTACACTGCTTACACCTGCCCAAGTATCGCGGTTTGCGGTTGGTCGTTATGCGTTAATGACTGGATTTGGCCTGCAATACGGCGGCTATCCGTCCAATCATCAGCTGTTTGAATACGTCTATGTTACAGCGATAGATAGCGATAGCGGAAGTCCAACTTACGGCAAGATCACGTTTCAAGCGCCTCTGACTAACGCGTATCTGTCAACGTGGCCGTTATTTCTTAACGAAACGGGCACAACACCTCCACCTGAGAATGGTCAGTATACATCGGGAGGACCCGCAACGCTTTACGCTCTGACTACTGACTTCAATCACACGGCAGTCATCAACAACCTGACCTTTGCTCATCATGCGCAGATGGGAACCGCCGGGCTTAACCTGACGCTGAACGGTTGTGTGTTCGAGAGCATCTATGGCCCGCATGCTACGGCGTGCAAAGCTGTCGTGTTCAACAACTGTCTTGGCATCCAGTGCTCGATGGAGGTCGATAAGCTCATCACATCGTTCACCATGAACGGTTGCGACTGGGGCGGGTTGACGTTCCAGAGCGCCAGCGTGGCCGAGTTTATCGCCGATGACACCGACATCAGATATTCGGTAGTCGGATCACCTCTCAAAGCCACTTTTCGTAATGGCAGCACTATCGGCATGGTGTCCGGCATTGGTGCGTTTACGCCGGGATGCGACTACGGTTATGCCAATGAACTGATTGTCACCAGCAGCCAGATAAAGAATTTTGGCGCGGTTACGACCCATCAGAGCGGCTACGTGATCCCCGGCAAGGACGGCTCCAACAACGGCATGAATGTCGACTACACCATGGCGGTGGCGTTATCACTGTTCCCATTCCGAACCCGCTCGCGTACACCGAAATCTATACGACGATGTGGCCGGTGACGAATGGCAAGGCGTTCATACAGGACGCGGTTACTGGCGAGATGATCGGTGCTTTAAGGATCACCAATGCGACGCAGAGTGGCGGCAATGCGTTGATTGCCACGACACTCACCGGCACTTGGCCGTCGCGTAGCGGACACAAGCTGTATCTCGTTAAGCATCCAGCGCCGATCTGCACGTTCACCAGTGTGACTGGTTGCCCCGAGGTGGTTGATTTGTCGGGTGCTGGCGCCGCCGGCCTGCCGCTTTATTCCTACAGCAAGCGCACCTACGACGGCTCGGTCGCGGCGGCCGACTACTGGCAAGTCTATGGCCGGGTGAAGAAGATCGTGGTTGCCGTAACGCAGGCAGCAAACGGAACGACGTTCCCCGGCGCAGTGACCCTGGCAGTGAACGTCAACGTCGGTAACAGCCTGATCAAGATGTCGGATTACACCAACACGACGTGGGCGCCGACCATCAATCTCAAGATCGTGGGAACGCGCACATTTGACGCGACTGCCGGTACCTACCCGGTATCCAGTTGGTCCGGCGGGCAGACTGGCGACGTGCTGCCGGGAATGACCGAGGCGCTATGGGCGCCGGGCAACTTTCGCCCCACCATGACCGACACCAGCGCGGCAGCGGCGGGGTTGCGGCCGATCTTTTCGATCGAGGTCATCACGGATCAGTCATGAGCAAGTTGGTCGAGATCGAGCCCGGACGGTGGCGCTTCGTTCACGGGAAACATCACCCGGTCGCGCGCTCTGCGCTGCCGCTGCCCTACGTGATCAGCGACGACAGGATACGAGAATGGTGAGCATCGCGAGACTGCGTGAATTGGTTGCATATGATCCGGCGACGGGTGTGCTTCGTTGGATCGTTGATCGCAATAATCATGTCAAAAGAGGGCATGAAGCAGGCTACATCAATGATGGTTATCGCGTGATCGGAGTGGATGGTTCTAGGTTGAAGGCGCAACGGATCGCATGGGCGCTTCATTACGATGAATGGCCGACCAGCAGGATTGATCACATCAACCGCGATGCATCTGACAACCGTATTGCCAATCTGCGGCAAGTCACGCATGCGCAGAACATTGCCAATACTCGATCCAAAATGCCGGGGCGTCCAAAGGGTGTTTATTGGCACAAGCAGCGTCAGCAGTGGCATTCGAACATCACAATCGGTGGCAAGAAGCGGCATCTCGGTCTGTTCCGAACGGAAGGCGAGGCAGCGGCGGCGTTTGAACGCGCGTCGCGTCAGGTCTACGGCGAATTTGCGCGTGTGGAGGCAAAGCCATGCGCCTCGTAGAGATCGCCCACAATCGTTGGCGCTTCGTGCGGGATGAAACACCGCCTGCGCGGAGTGAGTTTCCTTGTCCTCATATCATCAGCGATATCATGGACCCTGTGGAACAGGTCGATGGACGGTTCTACACGTCAAAGGCCCAGTTCCGCGCGGTCGGTCGGGCGCTCGGGCTGACCGAGGTTGGCAACGAGAAGCCGAAACCGAAGGTGCGCGCGACAGCGGACCCTAAAGTAAAAGAGGCGCGGCAGCAGTCGCTGCGCAAGGCGATAGAGAAGCTACGGTCAACCTGACCGCAAATACGGTCAAACAGACCGCACTCGACCCCCGCCGGGTTACCTCGGCCGAAGGAGTGGTTCCATGTCTGATGCCGGTGTTGCACCTGCCCCTGCGCCTGCCGCGGCGCAATCCGAAGTTCCTATCAATCCAGATCCGGTGAACACGCCGGCTCCGATCACCAATCAACCGCCGGAAAAACAGCCGGTGAACATGAAGGATGCCGACCCCAGGAGGGAAAGCATCCGCAAGGCGATCGAGCGGGCCAAAGCGCGCGATCCGAACGACAAGGGCGAGCCGCGCAAGGCGAAGATGGGCGACAACCAGCCGCCCGAGGAGACGAAGGCGGAGCGCGAGAAGCCCGAGAAGATCGACCTGAAAAAGCGGCCGGACGACCAGCCACGCGACCGCGGCCGGTTCGCGCCGAAAGAGCGGGCGGAAAGCCAAGAGGCAACGGCGTCAGACCCAGGTCAAGCGCGGCAACCAAGCCAACAGCCGGCGCAACAGTACAAGCAACTCCCGGACAACGACCCCTTCCGCGAGCCGCTGCGCCGGATGACCGACCATGCCAAGGCGGACTGGGCGGCGACGCCGGTGAACGTGCGCAGCGACATTCACCGCATGCACAAGGAGTTCGGTGAGGCGTTCAACCGCTACCAGGCCGACCACAAGACCATGAGCAGCATTCGCCACTATGAGAAGATGGCGAAAGATCACGGCACCACGCTCGGCGAGGCACTGGACCGCTACACCGGGATGGAAAAGCTGCTGCGGGCCGAGCCGTTTAGGGCGTTCGACACCATTACCAACAACCTCAACCTGCGCTCGCCGGACGGGCAGAAGCTGACTTTCCGCGATCTGGCCTGGGCCTACCTCAATCAGACGCCGGAACAGCACAGGATGGCGCAGGGCGAGAACGCCCAGACCGCGCAGAGCCACCAGATCGGGCAGTTACATTCGATGGTGAACACCCTTGCGCAGGGCATCCAGGAGATGCAGTATGAGCGCAAGTTCACGCATACCCGTAGTGCGCTTGATCGGTACGCCGACACGCACCCCCGGTTCGATGAGCTTGGCGATCTGATCGAGCAGGAAATCAAGCTCGGCTTCGACGTCGACACGGCGTACCGGCGCGCTGAACTGCTAAGACCGGCCACAGCGGCTCAGACCCGCACCACGACGGCTCAGACCCGTACTGATCCCGACCGCAGCATCCATGGCGCGCCTGCGACCGTCCCGAACGGCGCACAGCGGCGCAACGGCAAGCCGGTCGGCCGCCGCGATGCCATTGCGAACGCGATCAAGCGCGTCAACGGCTCGCTCTGACAACATTTAGTCGTGGAGGCATATCGTGCCGAACGTCACTACTGCAGCCGCATACCAGCAGATCCTGAGCATGGCGGTGGAAGACCGCTCGAGCGGATACGAGGATCTTGTATCCAACAACAACGCCCTTCTCGCTGTGCTGAGAAGGAAGGGCTTGTGGCAGACCTATTCAGGTCCGCGCATTCGCCAGACCCTGCAGGTCGGCAAGCAGGTCGCCCAGTGGTACAGCGGCTATGATCAGTTGCTTAACCCGGCAATCGATCTGTTCAACGATGCCTTTTTCGAGCCGAAGATGGTCGTTGTGCCGATCGTCCTGTCGATGCAGGAAATCCTCAACAACCAGGGCGAAACCAGCTCGAGGACGTGTTGGACACTACATGGAGGCCGCCGAGAAAGCGCTCGAGGACGCCATGGACGCCGGTATCTATTCGACGGCACGGCGAACGGCGGCAAGCAGATCACCGGTCTGGCTACCGCGGTGCCGATCACGACCACCAGCGGCGTCTACGGCGGCATCGATCGCGCCACTGCCACGATCTGGCAGACCAAGACCTACGACGCCCATACCTACTGCGCGGCGATCGGCACCCAGGTCAATCGACCACGATACGACCGCTGCTCAACGCGTGATGACCAAGCAAGCCGCGGCGCGACTACGCCGACCTGCTGATCATGACGCCCGGAGCATTACGCGGCATACGACGCGGCCACCATCGCAATCCAGCGTCAGACCAACGAGACATCTTCGGCAAGCTCGGCTTCTCGGCGCTCGAGTATATCGGCGGCGGAAAGCGGGCCGAGATCGTACTGGACGGCGGCATCGGCTGCAACATGCCGGCGAACACCACGTTCGGCCTGAACACCGACAGCCTTCCGGCTGCGCTATCACCCGAACCGCAACTTCGACAAGCTGTTCGAGGGTGATGGCCAAATGCCCATCGATAAGGACGCCATCGCTCAGTTCATAGTGGTGGATGGGTGAAATTGACGATGACAAATCGCTGTTCAACTGGAGATTGTACGACTCCGTACCGGCTTGAGGAGAAAGAGATGGCTCCGCCTAAGACTGTTGTGCTGCCAACGCAAACGGAACTCAAAAAGCTGCTCCGCTACAATCGAAAGACGGGGCAGCTTTTCTGAAGAAACGGCCCAGAAGCATGTTCACGAGTTCGGACGCGCATAAGGGATGGAACGTTCGTTTCGCCGAACGTGAAGCGTTTACTGCGGTAAATCATGGCTATCGGCGAGGAATGATCCGTCCGCTTCACGTGTATGCACACCAAAGCGATCTGGAAAATCATGACTGGATTGGACGCACCAGAGCTCGATCATGTTGACGGCAACAAGCTCAACAATGCCTGGCGTAATCTGCGCCTTGCGCCTAGCGGCACCAAACCAAAGGAACTTCCCCAAACGTCGGGACAATACCTCCGGTCAAGTTGGGGTCGTTCGCCGCGGCGACAGATGGATTAGCTCAGTTCGGTGTGAATGGTACAACCAAGCACATCGGGATTTAGGACACCAAAGAGGAAGCCATCAAGGCGCGCAAGCTCGTTGAAAGAGAATACGGCTTCCACCCCAACCACGGCCGCGAGGTCGTGATGTGACCTGACCGTTTCGGGCGCGGGTAACTCCCCAGCCAACGCGCCCGATAACCCGGAGCCGCCTGTCCTGCACTTGGACAAGCCCAGGGCCGACGACTCCGGGACCAACCACAGCCGCTCAGACCGGCGCAACGAAAGGCGTAACTATGGCTATCGATCCGCGCGACCCGATGCAGCACTCGTTGTCCTGTTCCGCCTGCATTCCGAGAAGAACGAGGCGCGCAGCGCAGCCGAAGGCCGGCCGATCCACGAGGACATGGAGGTGTGCGACATCCGCGCGCCGGGCTCGCGCAATTTCACCACGCAGCCGGCGCACACGCTCTGGCCGCACTGGCTCATCAACGGATATACTGGCGAGCAGCATCAGATCACCTACGCGCAGCGGTTCCGCCACCAGTACGAGCAGTTCAAGGCGCACGCCGCGCAAACCAAGTCGGGCACGCCGCTCGATTACGCGCCGTTCCTCACGCCGGGCCGCCGCGCCGAACTGCGCGCGCAGAACGTCTACACCGTCGAGCAGCTCGCGATCGTGGACGGGCAGGAGTTGAAGAACCTTGGCCCCGGCGGGCGCGACCTGAAGAACCAGGCGGTCGAGTTCCTCGCCGACAGCAAGAGCAACTCGCACAACACCGTGCTCGCCGCCGAACTCGAGGCGATGCGCGCGAAGAACATGGCGCTCGAGCAGGACCTCGAGGCTGCGCGCAAGGCGGCCGAGGCCGCCGGCGAGCAGTTCGACGAGATGACCAGCGAGCAATTGCGCGAGTACATCAAGGTCAACACCGGGCACGAGCCGCAGGGCAACCCCAACCGCAAGACGCTGACGCGGATGGCGCTCGAGGCAAGGCCCAGCAAGGCGGCTTAAATGGCCTGTTCAGGTGGTGCAGGATGTTTGCGCGCGGGTCGGCGTGGCGGCTCCAATCGCGCTCATCCCGACGATAAACTCCAACCGCACCGCACGCGAACTGCTCGCCTGCGCCAACGAAATGGCGCAGCGCATCGCCTATGATACGCGCGAATGGCAGGCGATGAAAAAGTCGGTCACCTACACCGGCAACGGCGTCACGACCGCGTTCAACCTGCCGGCCGACTACAAGCGCATGCTGCTGACGACGAGTGTTTGGCGCTCGACTTCGGCCATGCAGCCGATGCGCTACATCGCCGACACCGACGAATGGCTGCAGCGCCGTGCCGCCAACTGGTCCGATGCCTGGGGCGAGTGGACCTTGCTCGGCAATCAAATCCTGATCTGGCCGGCGATGGGCGTCGGCACCACGGCGCGGTTTTCCTACCTCGACAAGAACTGCGTCGCGCTCAACGGCGGCGGATACGCCAACACGTTCCTGAACGATGCCGATGTTTTTCGGCTTGATGAACGCATTCTCAAGCTTGGCATGATCTTCGACTGGAAGCAGTCCAAGGGCTCGCCCTATGCCGAGGACATGGGCACCTGGTCGGATGCCATGGCGCTGGCGATGGGCGCCGACAAGCCGATGCCGATCATGATCGATCGTGCGCCGATCTCGGCGCATGCGCGC